TGTTGCTATTTCAGCATTTATTGGTGTGTCCGCATTTATCCACGCATTAATTACAATGATTCAACATGATAAGGAGCTTGACAATGAGTAAAAAATCTGATACAGTAAAATACAAATTTACACATTTGAAAAAGATATTAAAAGAAAAGTATGGTTGGATTTCTTTTCCACTAGTAACCAAAAGTTCTATTATAACAACAGAGTGGGAAGGTCAACCAGTTAAACAGTTAAAAATATAATGGGTTTAATCTATATTCGACAGAAAACAAAAAAGAGAAACAAGTTACCACTAACTGATTCTCTGAAAAAGGCACGAGAAGACCATGCAGAATACCTTAAATCTCTTGGTTATAAGAAAGTGCCAAAGTCCGAATATACTGCCTTTAATGACATCAACACATTCAATGCAGACAGAACAAGAAAGACAAAAGTTGTTGAGAACAGAACAGTTCCTCATATGGGTAATGGGGCACCAAAGAGAAAACGTATTGAACATAACTTTACGGTGGCACCTGCATACAACAAAGGTGCATATCAAGTTATTAGTAAAGATGATATAAAGGACATAGGTAAATGAGTGAAAAACTACAAGAAAGTTTTAGAGAACTCCTTGGTAGAACATCTATTGAGAATGAACTAGAACTTAAATATTGGGAGGGTAAGTTTCGTGGTAAGATACCAAAGAGTGTCAAACACCGAATGGAAAAGATAAAATACATTTTATCACTACAATACAAAGCAATGAAAGAACAAGAACAACAAAAGGAGAGTGCAAATGCCTAATTGGTGCAGTAATAATATTAGTATATCTGGTCCGAGAGATAAGATAGAATCAATCTATAACCAGATTACTTCGAAAGATGATAGTAAAGGTTTATTGGATGCCTTAGTTCCAATGCCACAAGAAGTTAGAGATACATTCAAAGAAGGTTCAGAAAGTCAGGACTGGTATGGTTGGAGTATTGATAATTGGGGTACAAAATGGGAAGTCGATGGCGAAGGACTAGAATTACAATTAGAAGGTGATAGTAACGAGGCATCAATTCATGGTTACTTTGATAGTGCATGGGGACCTCCAACACAGGCATATGATACATTCTTGGCTAATAATGAGAATTGTTCAATATGGGCATCATATGAAGAACCTGGTATGGACTTTGCAGGTATATACAATGATGGTGAAATTAAACATTTAGATGGTCTTATGGATATCGCAAAAGAAGTTATCCAAGATGATTTAGAGAGAAGTGATAATGAACTTTTTAATGAATTAGATGAGGAGTTTGATATTGTAGAAAGAAACCGTGATTGGATTGAAGAAGAAATGGAGAATGAAGATGCCTAAAGAAACAAAACCACTATCAATGATACACAAAGAATGGGCAGATATTAAAGATTCTGATTCGGAAACAATCATTAAATGGTTAAAGAAACATCAACGTATGGAATTACCGTATGATATTAAGTGGGATAATCTTATTCGATTTAATGAAACTGGTAACTGGCCCATAATTGTTCAACAAAGAGCAAAAACTGATTTAGATGATAGTGAAGAAAATCTTTATGAACAAATTATGTCAGATGATGTTGGATTAACAGATGCCGAAGAAAGTTTAAGTGATGAAGAGCTCGAAGCGATTCTATAAAGATTCTTTATTTTGGTATATCGTATTTGTTGTGGTTGCCTATCTTGGAACTTTATTTTATGGGATTATTAATCAGTAATAAATAGACACATGAGCATACAAGTATATACAAAACCAGGTTGCACCTATTGTGATCAAGCAAAAGATTTATTATCTAAGTGCAACCTACAATACGAGGAGTTTACTGTGGGTATTCATATTACCAAAGAAGAATTAATTGAACATCTTAAACGTAATGTTAAAACAGTTCCTCAAATTGTAATTGATAAAGAGGTGATTGGTGGTTACAATCATCTCAAAGAACATCTTTTAGATAAAGGATATATTAATTTCATGGGAGAAGTAATTGCAAATAGAGAACGAGAAACAGTACAAACAGATACGTGAAGAATATGAAATATACAAAAGAAAATCTTTTCAGAAAGAACTCAATCTTAAAGGTATTCTCAAATTCTTTGAATTGAAAGAGGCATTAGAAGATTATGACAGCAGAAATAATAGACTTTCAAACAGGAAAAAAGAAAACCCAAGAGCAGTCTCGGCATTCGGAAATCTCTGATAACGAAAAAGATTTAAGAAAATATGCCAACGAAATGGTTGATGATTATATGGTAAGATTGATACACGAATGGCAATCAGAAGGTCTTACAATTGGTTCTAGTGAATGGGAAGATTCAAAACATACGTTTAAAGAATTAGGTTTCTTTATAGAAACTTTACGTGCATTGTTACAAAAAGAGTTTGGTTTATATCATCCAATGCAAGAAGTGATGAATAAATTGATGAAAATAAAGTATGATAAAAACAAGAATAAATATTATTCACAGATACAATATCCTATAAGACGGGAGAAAACTGTGGAATTTGAAGGTGAAGAATTAGAATGATTTTAATTGATTTAAACCAAGTAATGATATCTAACCTAATGGCACAATTGGGTAGTCGATCCAATAATGATGATATCAGCGAAGACTTGATAAGACACATGGTATTAAATACCATAAAGAGTTTCAAAAACAAATTTGGTGAAGAATATGGTGATATTGTAATCTGTTGTGATAGCAGACATTATTGGCGTAGAGAAATATTTCCAAATTATAAATGGGGCAGAAAACAAAGTCGATCTGGTGATACACTAGATTGGGATTTAATCTTTTCTATTTTCAATAAAGTACGTGATGAATTAAAAGAACATATGCCATGGAAAGTAATGGACATTCATGGTGCAGAAGCTGATGATATTATTGCAACGTTAGTAAAACATAATACCAGTGGTAAGGTATTAATACTTTCAAGTGATAAAGATTTCATACAGTTACAAAAGTATAATAACGTACAACAATATGCTCCTATTTTAAAGAAGTGGGTGAATGGTGTGGATCCAATTAGATATGTGAAAGAACATACTCTAAAGGGTGATCGTGGTGACGGTGTACCTAATTTCTTATCTCCAGACGATACATTCGTCAATGGACTAAGGCAAAAACCTATTAGTAAAAAGAAATTAGACTACTGGATTGATAGTGATCCAAAAGGTTTCTGTAACGAATATCAGTTCAGAAACTATCAACGAAATCAGCGACTTGTTGATTTCGACTATATACCTAAAGAGATAGAAGAAAGTATTTTGTCAGAGTTTACCAATTTGAAAGAAACAGGTAGACATAAAATACTGAACTATTTTATTAAAAATAAACTAAATGACTTAATTGGTCAAATACAGGAGTTTTAAAAATGGCATTTGATGAAGAAGGAAAGTTTGGACCAACCCTAACATTCCATGAAATATTATTAAAAGTAAACAACGCAAAAGACAAACCTAAAAAGTTAAAGGTATTACAGCACTACAATACAGCTGAATTAAGAATGGTATTGAAGGCTGCATTTGATCCAAATATTAAGTGGTCACTACCAGATGGTGAACCACCATATAAAAAGAATGATGCACCAGAAGGTACAGAACACACCTTTTTGAAAAGAGAAGCACGAAGACTATATCATTTCATTGAAGGTGGTAATCCAAATTTATCGCAGAATAAACGAGAAGCAATGTTTGTTCAGATGTTAGAAGGTCTATCCACTGTGGAAGCAGACTTATTAATATCCGCAAAAGACAAAGCATTGAACAAAAAATATAAGGGTTTAACTGCAAATTTGGTAAAAGAAGCCTTTGGATGGAATGATTCTTTTATGAAAAAGTAAGTAAAATCAACACTTTTAGGTGCGACAAAATGTGCCAACTTTATGCTTGACTTATCTGGTATAATTTGATATGGTATAGATATGAAAAACAGATATAAGATTGTGTACAAATATCACGGTGACGACTATTCTTTAATGACAGTTGACACTTTTGGTGAAGCAAAAAGAATCAAAGATTTATTAATCGAAGGTCATCTTGTTTCAGAAATTAAAATATTCGAAACTGTGGATAACAGATGTGTATTCAATGCAATTAATCTTATTGACATGAAGGAGGTCGCATAATGAGTAAAGTGAAAGAATGGTTATATGATGTTGTTGAAGAAAAGATTAACATCTTAAAGAAGGCATATAAAGATGAAATTGTCACTAAAGACGAGGCAATCAATCATATTATGCAAATTCAAAATATTGATGTTTGGGTTGGTGATCAGATAGATTATTCTATCGCTTCTGAAATCCTTGACGGTGAAATGGTAGGTGTTTATGCTTAAATTCAAATGTACTTGGTTATCAGGTTATGGTGGACTAGATGGTTCATCAATGAATTTCTCTTTCAATGAAATTAAAGATTTCAACTTAGATGCCTATATGGGTGATGAGTGGGAAAGAGATTTCAAAATGTTAAACGTAGGTGAAGAATTACTTGTCAGTGGTCCAGATGGACTTGAAGAAGTAAAATACGAGAGGATTGCCTAATGCATAAATGGGTTGCAAATACAGTTCTTACTGCCATTATTCTATTTTTCTTTGTGATATTTTGGGAACTGGCACTAGGTAAAAATGCCAAGGCACAAACTTACAATGAAGCTGTTCTTGGTCATGTTATTACAGAGAACATTCGTGGTGGAATTGACAACGAGGCAGTAATGAACGCAGAATTACAACGTGCCGCCTATATGTTTGCAATTCAGTCTATTAATATACTAGAATCTTATCTACCTTCAATTTTAGATGGTGTGAAAAGAGATATGGAAATACAAGTTGAGGAGAAATATAAAAATGTTATCACAGATTAAATACAAAACAGAACAATTTTTACTAGAGTTCAATCGCAGATATGATGGTGTCAAAGTAATGTATTTGGCATTATTAATATTACTATCAACTGCCTTTCTATTAACAATGATTGATAAAGAACCTAAAAAAGATATTGCTTTTGAACAAATGATGACAGACCTTGCAATTATTGAAAATAATATTGATAAAATTCAATCAAATTTAGATGATATTATAGAAGCATTAGAGAAACAAGATGCCAACAAATAAGAAAAGAAGTAAAAAGTTTAAAGAAGAAGTACCTGAAATACCTTTTCTCTATGATTATTATCTAATCTATTGGGAAGATATTCAGAGTGACAGCTCTTGGAAAGATATGAAAGATATTCAATCCATGAAACCTGCAATCTGTGTGTCAACAGGTTGGTTAGTAAAGAATGATCGAAAAGTTCATATTCTGATGAGTGACTATACTTACACAGAAAAAGGTGAACTAGGTGAAGGTGGTAATGTGACAGTGATACCTACTAAAAATGTTATACAAAAATTTAAGATAGAGGGACTTTGAACAATAACAATTTTTATATAGGAACATTTCTTGCCATTCTTATTATCTCCATTCTATACCACGGTTATGGTAGGGCAGATGTCTATTATCCAAAAGACACAGACTTAGATTGTCTGGCACAAAACATTTATTTTGAATCAAGGTCAGAATCACAGGCAGATCAAATCGCAGTTGGTCAAGTAGTTTTAAATCGTGTCAAAAGTCCAAAATATCCAAATACGGTTTGTGATGTTGTAAGACAAGGACCAACATATAACTGGACAGAGAACTTTCCTGTCAAACACAAATGTCAGTTCAGTTGGTATTGTGATGGTAAATCAGATAACATAAGAGATATTAGTGCCTGGAGATTGGCAAAATCTATTGCAGGTGTTCTTTTATCAATGCCTGATATGGTTCCAAATGTTGTGGAAGATGCAACACATTATCACGCTCATTATGTAAAACCTCATTGGGCATCCAAATTAGAAAAAGTAACAAGAATTGATGGCCATATATTTTATCGAATAAATGAATAACCCAATAGGCAAATATCTAGTTCACTCCTATATCTATTATCAATTAGACAATTCTGTAATCAGTGATGGTGAATACGATAAACTAGCAAAATACATATTAGAACATTGGGATGACCTTGAGCATCCACATAAACATCTAATTTCCAAAGATGCCCTACAAGCAGGTACCATGTTATTAAAAGATGATGAATATCCAACAATAGTTAAAGATACTGCCAGAATGATAAAAAACAATAAAATAAAGATTGACAATGAACAACAAATATGATATAATACAAACACAATGAACGTATTTTACCTAGATAAGAATCCTAAAACTTGTGCCGAGATGCACTGTGACAAACATGTGGTGAAAATGATTGTTGAGTATGCTCAAATACTTTCCACTGCCCATAGAATGCTTGATGGTACTAAATATATAGGTACTTCCAAGAACGGAAGAAAGATAACCAGATATAAACTATCAGATAACTTAGAAAACATTGTTTACAAAGCATGTCATTTTAATCACCCTTCGACTGTTTGGGCTCGTACTTCTTCTCAGCATTATGACTGGTTGTATGAATTGTGGCGTGAACTATCAGCAGAGTATCGACATCGATATGGAAACCAAAAAGGCAAAGATCACTCCAGCTGGACGTTGCTTGGTGACATACTAAAAACAACTCCCAAAAATTTACCAGATAATGGTTTTACAGAACCACCACAAGCAATGTCACATTATCCAGAATGTAAAGTTGATGGTGATTCTATTCAAGCATATAAGAACTACTATATAATCGCAAAGAAAGAATTTGCAAAATGGACAAATCGACAGATTCCAGAATGGTACACACATGGTATTACAACAGAAACTATTTGAAATCGTAACAAACTATAATTATACCGAAGATGGTTTTGACTTAGATTCTCACTTCATTGATAACTTAGGATTTGATAGTTTAATGGTAGTAGAATTTATCATGGAAATGGAAGATAAATTTGATATAGAGATTAATGATGATGAAGTGGCAAGTATTGCCTATGTGAAAGATGCATTAACTTTATTGGAGAAAAAATTAAATGCCAACGTATAGATTTAAAGACCACAATACAGGTAAAGTGTGGGAAGAATTAATGATGATTGCAGAAATGGAAGAATTTACGAAACAGAAACATATTGAATTGTTACCACCAACACAAATGAATATTGTTTCAAGTGTTGGTACACTTGATAGTAAAACAGATTCTGGTTGGAAAGAAACACTGTCTAAAATCAGTGAAAAACATCCAGATTCACCATTGGCACAGCGTTATGGACCTAAAGAATCCA